ATTTATTTTAGCAGAATACATAGTATTAGCGAAAATAGCAGGAAACAAATCTACAGTATAAATATTAGCTAAAGCGCCAGCAACAGCCCAATTAAATTCGGACAAGAGAAAAGGTTTCTCTAGAAATGTTTTAATTGAAGACTGATCAAAACCAGTGCTTGCGACTTTGATCAATTGGTTGTCAAGAGAAATGCGACTAGGCATTTCTGCTTTTTGTTGATCAGCATCATTGTGAAATGTTGTTGTAGCAGACATTTCTCCTGCTTTTGCGTTTGAAGTCTCGCTTGACATTTTAAAATTTTCAGCAGGTAATATTAAGACTCATATGAATTACCCATTACATATAAGAATCGTAGCTCGCTGGATTTCGGAGGACCGCTCCACGCATCCGGCAGTCTGAATAGACTACGTTTTATTCATCAAATTACCTTACTTCCATGTCTTTACAGCTACTTATTTAGTTGACATAGTAGCGATTTATACCTGACGAGATTTCTATCACAGATAGTAGTTTAACGTCATTGCAGACTTGCCTAGTTTTAGTTCTACGCAGAAAGAATCTAGTTTAATGTCATCACGGACAGTGGTTAAGTATACATATTTACAAAAGTTGGATTACTTACCAAGTTTCAACGTGGGAACATTGAATCTTGATTAAGGTTTTACGATCAACAAAAGCTGGAACATAAAAAATAATATCTCGACAGGCCTTAAGTATCAAAGGGGCCCATTGATCAAATATAGCTTCTGAATGAACTGAAAGTTCACGCAAAACAGTTTGGATAACATCTCGTATAATATTATAATAATCTCGCGATTTTCTAAGATAATATGGCATACTCAGTATTGTATCTAAATTCAAAGGTGATACATACCGCATTACAGTAGTTTCATACCTAAAAGAGCGTTTGAGAAAAGTGATTTCATCAAGAGTTCTAGAAAGTTTTTCACCACTACTAATAGATTTATTGTCCGTAGTATACTTCATGCCAATAGCTGACATTAAGGTTGAAAGAAC